CCTTGATACTGCCGACGCTGACTTTATCGTGCCTGATAGCCGTGAAGGTTGGGTTAAGCTACTTGGTAAAACTCTTAAAGCCGCGTTCCTTTCAGATAAACCCGGCAGCTTCAGCTACAGCACAATTAATATCCGTGGTCAAGGAACACCTATCAAGGGCTTTGGCGGCACTGCTTCGGGGGCTGAAATCCTTTGCAAAGGGATTGCTCAAATCAGTGATGTCCTCGAAAAGAGAAAGGGTAAGAAAATACGCCCGGTGGATGCTCTAGACATCATGAACATCATTGGCTCTATTGTGGTGGCTGGCAATGTACGCCGTTCAGCACAGATTGCCATTGGTGACCCGGATGATGTTGAATATCTTCTTGCGAAGCGTTGGGACATGGGTAACATCCCTAGCTGGCGAGCTATGTCCAACAACAGCGTGGTGTGTAACGACATCAACGACCTGCACGAGTATTTTTGGGACGGCTACGAGGGCAAAGGTGAGCCGTATGGACTGATTAACCTGCGCCTGTCACGCAAGGAAGGGAGACTGGGGGACACCGCCTATCCTGACCCGGACGTGCAGGGCTACAACCCGTGTGCAGAACAAAGCCTAGCAAACTTTGAGACGTGCTGCTTGGCAGAAATCTACCTGCCCAACGTCACCTCGTTTGATGAGTTTGTTGACATTGCCACCCTGCTGTATCGCATCAACAAGCACAGCCTGAACCTGCCGTGTCACCTCCCTGAGACGGAAGCCATTGTGCATAAGAACATGCGTATGGGAATTGGTGTTACTGGCTACTTGCAAGCCTCTGAGGAGCAGAAGGGCTGGTTGGCTGAGGCGTACAAGAAGTTGCGCACCTATGACCAGTGGTACAGTGCCAAGCATGAGTTTAACAAGTCGGTGAAGCTGACCACTGTTAAGCCTTCAGGCACGTTGTCGTTGTTGCCGGGTGTTACACCGGGTGCTCATCCGGGGTATAGTCAGCACATGATTCGCCGTATCCGCATTGCATCCAACCATGCCTTGGTAGATGTTTGTCGTCAGAACGGGTATGACGTGGAGTATCAGATGAACTTTGATGGCTCTGAAGACCACAGCACCGTGGTTGTGTCGTTCCCGTTTGCCTTCCCCGAGGGTACTCGGTTGGCTGCTGAGATGACCGCCATTGACCAGCTGGAGGTGGTGAAGCAGCTACAGAAGGACTGGTCGGACAACAGCGTGTCTTGTACGATTTACTATCGTAAGGAAGAACTGCCCGAGATTCGGAAGTACCTAAAGAAGCACTACAAGAACAACCACAAGAGCCTGTCGTTCTTGCTGCACTCTGAGCACGGCTTCAAGCAAGCCCCGCTGGAGGAAATCAGCAAGGAAGAATATGAGGCACTGGTGGCACGTACAACCCTAATCACTCAGATTGACGAAGCCACCATTGGGCTGGATGAAGATGAGTGTGCAACCGGCGCGTGTCCAATCCGATGAGAATAGTTCTTCACTTCCGCAATGGGTTCGGCTTTGACATTGAACACAACGAGGACATCATCCACGTTATCGGTGTGGTGGACGAGAATGGGAACGAGGAGAAAACACTTGGTGGCTTTGTTGGCATCATTGTTCGTCTCCCCCTACTCGCCATCTACATAGGTGAGTTCAGTGAAGTAGACGAAGAAGTGTTTTACTAAAAAAGAAGGGGACTTAATAGTCCCCTTTTTAGTTATTGTTCAATTCCTCTACTTTTTAGAAATTCCCTTACCTGTTCGTCGCCGTAATAAACATCTATACCCGGACGTTGTTCAGTAGAGCCAACCTTAGCAGCCTCTACAGCAGCCCGTGGAGTCATAGAAGGTTTGACACGAACATCCCCAGTAAGGATACCTGATTTAAGGTCTTCAAGCCTCAGTTTACTCAGGGTACTTTGTGTTATATCAGCTCCTACGCCAGCAAGACCCAAGAAGGTTGCTAAGATGGGGTCAACATAAGCTGCACCGGCAAAAGGCACGGCTCCTTGAATAGGATACCTAAATATGTTAGCTTTCTTGACTAAAGACAAAAGAGCATCTGCTTTTCCTGTCCTACCCACTTGCTGTAAAGCTAATTGTTCTTGTTTGCTAAAATTAGCTCTTTTTTGAGGGTCTGACAGAATACCAAGAATTTTTTGTCTGATTAAATCAGCCTCAGACGCTTTATCACCGGCTAGTTTTCTCAGTTCTGTTGTATCTAAGATATTCTCTAAAACAGTAGCCCTTGCGGAAAGCCTCCAGTTTTTACGAGCGTCTTGAAGTAATTTAACAGCTTGGTCTTTGTTAGCAGAACCTAAATAAAAATCAGATGATTTAGCTTTTGCTAATTGGTCATCAAAACCATCCACCATCATTTTCAACATTCTTTGGCTTTGTGGGCTTGCTGTTTTATATCTTGCTAAAATAGACTTTCTTATGTCATCTAGTTCTGACAACCTAAACCCAAACCGCTGACCTGTAGTTATTTGACGGCGTAGTGCTTCTAAAGCAGCGTCGGTGTCCTTATAAACATCAAAAGCTCTATTAAAACCTTGCTTGGCTAAATGACGTTCAATGTTATTAATAAAATTAAGAGCAGAATCTCGTTTTATGGTAACACCTAGGTTGTCTAATTCTTGATAAGACCTGCCTGACCTCTGTCTAATCTCATTAATGCTTGTTGGAATCGGTCTTCCTTTTGGATAAAAAGTATTAGTAGTGCCTCCAGCTAACAAAGCAGCACTCAAAGCGCCAGCGAGTTGGACTCCCTCACCGTATCCTGCCCCTGCTAAAGACTCCATAGTGAACTGAGCAGCAGGAGCCGCCGCAGCTCCTGTAGCAATCTGACGGGCAGGGGCTTGCGCGATTGGAGCCAACATAGCCTGACGCTGTGCAGCCTGTGCAAGAGGCTCTGCACGAGGCATAAGGTCTGTAGATACATCTTTCACAACAGCCTTTGCTGGGGTTCCAGCAGCCTTTGCAGCAGCCTGTGCAAGACCAGCTTCTAAGCCAATACCTGTCATAGCGCCAACACCAGCTTGTACAGCACGCTCTCCCGGTGTCTTTGGCTCAGGCAAACCAACACCAGTCAGGGCACGCTGGATAAACTGTGACGGTAGTTCAGGGACAGGCTGACCAAGAGCTTTACTGCCAGCAACAGACAAGAAGTCAGCAAACATCGCTGGAATAGAGGTTATCCCTGTAAGGGCTCCCCTAGCAGTCAAACCAACCTGACGCCCTACCTGCTCCAGCACAGACGGTTCTTCAGCCGCTTGAGTCTGCCCTTGAGGTTGCTCTTGAGTCTGTGCTTGCTTTTGTTCCCATTGCCGTTTGAAAAACTCAAGGGCTTGCTCTTTGGTGCCTTCTCCCTTTACACGGTAACGCTTACCGTCAGGCGCGGTTACAATATATTCGTTTGCCATTGTTACCCCTTAGTTTTAACGAGGCGCTGTCATGTCTTGAACAACTCCGCTAGCAGTTCCTATTAAATCAGGAGCGGCACCGCTAGGAACCTCTTCAATAATAAAACCACCTGAAGGAGCTTGTGGAGCAGGTGTCTCAGGAGAAGACGGGGTTGTGTTAACCACAGTACCTTTAGGTGCCACTAATGAAGGAAGCGGTATAGGAGTTAGTTTACCTTTTGCTGCTTGCATATCTTCTTTAATTCTATTTAAGACTGTCCTATAACGAGCATAAACTTTACTTAATTGTTTCTTAAAGTTTTTATCTTTAGGGTCTATTTCCACAATATCAGCCAGTAATAAACTAATTTCACGCTCCGTAATTTGACCCAAACCAGTAGCGCCTGTTCCGCTTTGAGATTTAAGAGCTTCCAAAGTTTGTTTTAACTTACCTGTTTTAAGAGATTTAACTAGATTGTATAAAGAACGGGCATCTGTATCAGGTAAGAAAGCTCCTATTGGATTATCAGGGCTTAATATGGTATACCATAAACCTTGACTGAACTGACCAACTGACTGATAAGTCTCAACAACTCTACCAAGTTCAGAAGCTAAATCATCATAAGTTCTTTGTATTTTAGCTTGTTTTTCTTTTAACTTACGAACACCTGAAGGAGTCAACTGTTCCGTTACTCTACCATCACTACGAACAACAGGTTCTCCGCTTGCGTCTGTTTCAACAGATTTACCACCAATAGTAGGCTTTCCTTTTAGATAGCTGTACAAGCGAGGAGCAGCTTCTTGAGGATTAAAAGATTTAATTGTTACAAGTTCACCAGTTTCTTTGTCATAGTATGACTTTTCTTTTGTTTCTTGCTCTAACAAAGCCCTAGCGTTTGCTTCTTCTTCAATAGTTAGTTTTTGACCATTAGCAAGTTTTGTTTCATACGTAACAATAACTTCTCTATTTCTTTCAGAGACAACGCTTCTATCTTTTTTCTGTTTACGTTGTGCTGCAAGAGCCTCTTGAGCAGCAATATCTGCTTGTGTTTTCTTTATACCAAGACGTTTTTGTTGTTCTTCAATTTCATTCAAACGAGCTTGACGCGCTGCATCAATAGCCTGCATACCCTCAGCTTCCAAGCCACGGCTTAGAAGTGCCTCTGCCAAAGCGGTGTATCGTTGTTCAGGAACAGCAAAGTTACGGGAATTAGCCTCTGCAATAGCCTCTTGAATCAGCATTGCTTTTTCTTCACCGGGTACACGACCACCAAGCATACGCCCAAGTGCATAACCGAACTGGCGACCAAGACCAGCCCCCATAGCGGCTGGACGGTTTGCGATAGGAACTTGGCTAATATCTTCTCCCATCAACCCTTGACGGTATTTGGCACGAATCTCTTCAGGAGTAGCCCCAAACAAATTAAATAGTCCTTGTGTTGCCATCTTACACTCCTAAATCGGTTTGTGAACTCCAAATAGAGGGCTGATTTCTGTTAAACAAGTTATCCCAAAACTGTCCATAGTTCTGTCCATAGTTATAATCTTTATTAAGAAGTTCACGCCCAGTCTCATATAAAAGTGAAGGTACTTGTGATTCGGCTGCTTGCCGTGAAGACGCAGCGCCCCTAAGCCCTTCACTTAACAAACCACCTACTTGTGCGCCAGCCGTAGCTGCTTTCCCACCATACTGAGCACCCATCTCAAGTGGTTTCATACCCAGTTCTTCAATACCAACACCAGTTTGGAACAGACCACCAGCCTCTTCCAACCTACGAGCACGTTCAGCGATACCAGCCTCACGGGAAGCAGCAGCCAGTTCAGCATCTACCTGAGCACGAGCTAGGTTTTGTGCATACTGTTCAGGGTTGATAGCACCACCCATCATGCCAGCACCCAACGCTTCAGGAGAGACGCCTAGACCAATACGACCACGTTGTAGTTGTTGCTGCCGTAGAGCAATGTCTTCAGCGCGGCGCTGTGGAGCTAGTAGTCCCTGCTGCTCTGCCAGCACCTCAGCGGCATACGCCTGTGGGTCTAGTTCGGCAGCACGTTGACGCCCTAACTCAGCCTGTTGATAATAGAAGTCACGGGCAGCTTGTAAACGAGGGTCTAACTCGTAGCCAGCGGTCTGTGCTGCCTCATCAAAGAAGCCACGACCAAAGCCAGTGGTGACAGCGTAAGGTTTAAACTTAGCCGCCTCAGCCGCTATACGCGCCGCTTCAACTTGTGCATCAGCAGAACGCCTTTGAGCATCTGCTTGTGACATAGAGCCGAGCAAACCAAGACCGCCTCCGATAATTGCTTCAATACCCATGTTTATTTCCTTACATAAACTTGATGTTCTTGTCCATCAGTTCCTACAAAGTTAGTATGATATTCAAAACCCATAAGAGATAAAAACTTAAGATGCTTGTTGTCACCAATATCGTGCATGGCGTAAACAGGTTCACCATGTACACTTATTAGTTTGTCCCAATCTTCTTTCAAACTGTTTCTCACTGTTTTATTCCACTTGTAACAATCGCAATGAACAAATGTATACCCTTCAAACCACTCATAAAACACTGTATAGTCAGGTTTACGAATGACTGGTGTTTTCATTAAGCCTTCATGATGTACGCCAACGCGAAGTACGGCGACAGGTTAGCGTTGGTGCCGCTTGAGCCAGTGGAGTTAATTGTGTGAGAATGTGAACCTTGACTGCTACTCAAACCAATGTTAGGAGCGTTACCAGTAGCACGGAACACATAAGCATAGTCGGTGTTGCCAGTTGTGCGAGCTGCTATATAGTTACTTGAGGTTACGTCAACAATAGCTTGACCGCTTGAAGCAACAAGTGTATTGTTTGTTAAGTAATGTTGGTGAGCGCCAGCAGAATCTGCGGTATGGTTGTGGGATACAACAATAGCATCTTTAGAACCACCAGTCTGTGTAGCACTGCCAGTGATAGATGTCTTAGCAGCACCACCACTATCAGCGTCAGCACCAATGATGAACTTGTTGGTTAGGTTGGGAGTGCCGTTGGTGCCGTCACACAAGTACCAACCACTAGGGATGGTGGCAATGGTGCCTGACCACATCATAATAGCACCACTAGGAACACCGTTAGCTAACACATAAGCTGTGGTGGCAAGTTGAGTGGTGTTAGTCCCAGCAGCAGCCGTAGGGGCAGCAGGTATTCCTGTGAACGTTGGACTAGCCGTGTTAGCCTTAGAGTTAATAGCCGTGGCAATAGAGTTAAATTCAGCATCAATCTCGTTGCCCTTAACAATCTTAGCTGGGTCGCCTGTCGTTAGTGCGTCCTTAGCAGCAAAGTCTGTTGCTTTAGTATAGTTTGCCATTACGACATCCTTCCAGTTTTAACAAATACATCAAATTTCTGTACACTTAGTTCTGACCCGTTTACGTCAGCCTCAAAACCAATTTGTATTACATTACCACTACCGCCAACACTACTTTTAATCTTATCAATCACAATGCCTGACGTGTACTCAGCAAGCGTGGCAGCGTTAGCCCCGTATTCAGCAATCCCAAACTCAGCAGCGTTACCATAAACAGGTATCTCAAAAGTATAAGAGTTGGTGTTTAAGTCATAATCAAAACCACACTTGATAACAAAGTCTTGGCTTTGCCCACCAAGAACAGTAGCACTGATTTGCTTCATCATCTTAAGAACAGAGGGATTACC